TCTTGAACCACAAGATAGTAATACTAAACTAACTAAAATATATAAATGCTTCTTCATTTCTTCTTAATGTTAATCCACGTACTACTCTACCACCTGCTTTATTCCAACGTAAAAATTGGTCTTTTATTTTTGGATTCTTTCCGTTTTCATTTACCATTTTTAGCAAAGTAGATAACTGAAACGCTGATACCCCGATGTTGTAACAAAGTGAAACTAAAGAATTAAACTGATTTTGATTTATAGGGTAGGTAACTAACTTACTTACTTTATCAGCAAATCTATCAGCTATTTCTTTAAACATTTCAAACGCTTCTGCTTCTGTAATTGGTTTATCGAGTAACGTTACTTTTTTACCATTCGAATAGTAAGTATTTCCGTAACCTATCGTAGGAACTTTTGCAGAACACAAATATGGTTTAGCACTAAATCCTTCAAACTTTGTTATTAACCGGTAACCTTCTGAGTTTAATTTCATTTAGAAAATGTTTTAAAAAGTAAAGTAACTAATGCAGCAGTAAAAGCAGCTATAACAAATTTAGCCTGTCGAACATAAACTTTCATTTCATTATCGTTATCTTCAAGTTCAGTTACTCTATTATCAATATCTGATACTTTCCAAACTAAACCTTTAAAATCGTTTAAAGCAGAACCTATTAAAGCTATTTTAATCTCTTTTATATCAGCAGAACGAATTTCACTATCTTGTTTTAATAGTTTTAAGTGTTGTTCTATTCTATCTAATCTTTCACTTTCTAAATTAGTCATTTTTAAATTTATTAGGTTGCGATAAATATAATTTTACTGCACCAAGTGTTATTACTAATATCTTAAATATAGTTCCTACGTATTCAGGTAATCCTACTTGACTAATTAAATCAACGAGCAAATGAGTCGTTTGGTCAAGTATTCCCAAAACGATTAAAATAATCGGCAGTAAATGCTCCTTAATTTGCTTCATCGTCTTGCAATTTAGCCGCTAATTTGTCAAGTATTTGCGACAAAGCAACAACGTCAGCCATTTGATATACGCCCGCTTTTACTGCGATTTCAATCGCTTGTTTAATTACGTTTAATTCCTCCATTTTTAGTATGTTAAAATAGTAATGTTTTTGTCTTTTGCCACGCAAGTTTCAACCCACGTATTGTCTTCGCCCCACGCTGCAAACTCGTCATCGGTTAGCGTGTAATTCCAATTAGCACACATTACACCTTCGTCGGTTAATAGTTCGTTGTAGGTTGTGCAAGTGTTTGCATCGGTTGGAAAGTTAAGTATTAAAACTTTTAGTTGTGTTGCTTCGCCTGTAAAGGGAAAGTTAATCGGTTGAATTTGTGCCATAATTATTATAATAAAACTATTGTTCTTGTTACTCCTGCTACTCGTATTTTTAAATCAGTTCCATCAAACCAAATATCGCCGTTTGTTGGTGTTGTTGGTGCAGTTCCGCTTGGTATTCTAAGCGATGCCTTCGCCGTTGTTGATGCGCCTAATATAGTTATTCCGCTTGCAACTTCAATCGCTCTAAAATCAGCAGCACTTGTTAAAGTAGGATTGATATATAAACCTCTTGTTATTCCTGTTGCCGTTCCTGTTTGGTTGATTGTAGGTATTATTGAGGAAGCCGCATAAACACAAGTCCCACTTGTAGGCGCAAATCCTTTTGAAATTAAAAACACGTTTTGATTTCCCGTTGTAGCCGTTCCATTAATACCATTAACAGTAACCATACCAAGATTAAAAGCGGTTGTTTGAGCAACTACACGTGAATTTAACGCTAAATTTAATCCCGAAGGCTCAGAATCTCCCGAAGCATCAGTTGCATAAACACGAAATGCGCTTGTAGCTTGACTACCTATTCTTATATAACCATTATCCTGTACTTGTAAAACATTAACTGAATCACTATTTGTAACAGTAAAAGCAGTTGTTGTTCCTAAATTACTTGCACCCTTTATCCTCGCCGTGCCGTTTACGTCTAATTTAAAGCCTCCGTCGGTTGTGGTGCCGATAGCAAAATTTCCGTTTGCAAAAATAGTAGCTCTATCCGTGCTATTTGTTGTAAAAATTAAAGGAGATGAATTATAAGTACCAATATAAGCACCACCCGAAAAGCAAGAAAATCTTAATTCCGTAGTTGTTCCTCTTTTTAATCTAAAAACAGGCGTTCCTGTTGATAAAATATCAAGATTATAAGTAGGCGCATTTGTTCCAATTCCTAAACGATTATTCGTGTCATCCCAAAATAGGTTTGCATTGTCCTGCGCTATGGTCGTACCATCTGAAAATAAAACGCTGCCGCTTGTGAGTGCGGGTAATTGAAATGGTGTATACCCTATAACAGTATTAATTGTTTTATTCTCCCAAATGTCAGTCGCTGAAGTGTAAGCCAATACGTTGTTATTCCCTGCGCTTGTTATTTTTACATTATGCAGTTCGTCTAATTCGTAGCCGTTGTCTACTTTTACAAAAATAGAGCCTTGAGTAATGTGAGCGTGAATAACGTAACCAAGTATAACCAAATGGTTTGGCGCAGTAGGTTTTACTTTTGTAGCATTTCCCGCAGTTGTAGGAGACAAATATAGTATATCTCCATCGGCCCACGTTTCGCCCTGCAAACTTCCTGTTGTGTTTATATTTCTAACAATTCCGCCTGTGGTAATGAAACCCTCTTGGTTGTTGTTTATTGTTTCGGTTACAAGTCCGATTGTTTCTGCGCTTAAATTGTCGGTTGTGGCTTGCGCTAAATCAACTTTTAATCTTTGCCCTTGCGCTCCTGTAACTCTTACCGCTTGGTAATTTGCTTCTAATAAATTTATATTGGTAGCCGTTTTATTTACAACTCTTAAAACTGACTCTTGCCCAATTTGCAAAGTTACGTTGCCGCCTTTCAATCCTAAATCAACCGTTCCATCGCTATCGTTCCAACGCATTACCCCAACTCCCGCAGTGCCTGTTGGTGTTTGGTCAAACTCAACCTGTCCTGCTTTTAATTCATACTCGCCTAAGTCAACATTTTCCGTTGCGCCTGTGTATGGAACAAAGCCTGTTACTGGAGGAATATCGGCAGCCGTTATAAATGGATTAACACCATCTTCACCATCGTTTATAAAGTCAGAAGTAGAAGTAGGTTTGTTTTTAATAAAATCTAATGCATCTACATCTGTTTGATTCCAATCAGATTGTATTTGTTCAGCAGCCGTTACTTTATTTACGTTTACTTGAATTAGTTGTTCAGTAATGTTTAAAGTAACATCTTCAGCAGTTTCAAACACATTAATATCAATTACTTCTTGAATTTCAGAAGATACTATATTAATTGTTTCGTTAGTTTCAGAAACGTTTATGTTTACTTGTTCACACATTATCGGGTTACATCATTTTTAATTAAAAAATTCCCTGAAATATAGGTTTTTACAACTCCATCAAAATCGAATTCAATATCGTAAATGTAATTAAAAGCAGGTATATCTATAATTTGCTGATTAATACGAAATAAGCCGTTTGGAGCATCTGTAATTGTTATTCCTGCATTACCTACAGAAGTTAAAGATAAACCAACTACACCACCGTATTCTTTGCGTAATTGCATACGAATAATAGTATCTGATAAATCTACCGGTACTTCATCTATATTAATCTCGAAGTTTACTGCCTCGAACGTATCTGACTTTATGTGTGTGAAGTTTAAACTCATTTTCTATTTTATTTAAAAATAATTGTAATTTTTGTACGTTCTTTTCTTTGGGTTTGTATGTTTCTTTTATAGTATCCATCCTGTAAAATTTGCAGAAGAATCAGGGTAAACATCAGCATTTGAATTTTGGTTATATTCAGGAAACGAAGATTGATTAAAACACATATAATCTATAAAACGATTTGTATAAGATTGTGCTACATCACGCTCTTTTTCTATTAAGAAATCTATTTCGTTTTTATCTACGTTTGTACTTGCTTCGCTTGTGTGTTTAAATACACCTTTATTAGCGATAGTATAAGCAGCGTAGGGCAAATATTCTACCATAGACCAATGAATTACCATAGGTTTAATATAAGTGCTTAAAAGCGTTGTATATGGTTCTTCTAAATCACCTGAAACTATATCATCATTAATCCTTTTAAATAATCGAGTACCAAGATAGTTCTGTATATGAATATCCTGAGCGATTTTAATAAACTGTATAAATTTATCAGTATCAATATTGCCATTTAATGCAGTAAATTTTACAATATCATCACGAGTTATAAATAGTGCCTGTGCCATTTGTTAGTTTTTAAATCCCATTTTATCCCAATATTCTTGTGTATAACCTTTTGTTGGCATATCAGCAGGCTTCATAGATACTTCTTTTTCGTTTCTAATTCTATAACCGTACTTTTCAGCTATTCTATTGCTTAATGGTTTAGCGTTTGGATTTGTAGGGTCTACTTTTACACCTTCTAAATTTGCATACGTTCTACGTAGCCATTTATGCAAACATCTCGGCCCGCCTTTGTATAACCATATAGAATAATTTGCAGCACCACCTTTACCAAAACCTGCATTTACAGCTAAATTTTCCATAGCAATTATATCTTCTTTACGATATACTTTATCTGCATTTAACATTTTATTGCAAAATTTTCTTTCACCTGTTAAATTACCGCTATAAACGTATCTTGTAATAAAGTTTACACCATCAATAGTTTTATCTTGTTCAGGACTTTTAATATTTGGTTTTGCAGTTCCTGTACTAACAAATTTCCATACTTTAGATAGTAAAGATTTATCGTTTTGCTTCTGATTAATAAAGTTTATTTCAGCATCTAATTCTTCTTCTGCATCGTAATCTACTTCTGTTTCATCAATCAATAACCATTCTTCACCCAATACTTCGCCTTTGTTTATTAATTCATCAGCTATAGATTCAGAACCTAAACAAGTGTGTGAACTTAAACCTGTTTCTTCTGCTACCTGTTCTTGTGTAGTAGTGTTTTCTAAATCAGTAAATTCTAATGGCTGAATAGTTTTAAAGTATAATTTTAAAGAAATACCATTAACTGCTAAAATTTCATCTAATGCAGCACATAATTCTTCTTGGTATGGTTTAATAACAATGTTATCCATTAACAGGGTAGCAGTTTTAATTTCATCTGCATTATTACCTAAACCACCATCACCTGTGCGAACTCCTAAAAGCATAGGTGAAGTTACTCTATGTCCTACAATTAGTTTTTCAAAACATTCTTTGCTTAAATATTCGTAGTGTGCAGGTGCATCAGTTAAAGGTAAATCATCAACTGTAGTTTTACTTTCTGCATTAGCGTTAAAAGCTACAATTACTTTTTCACCCCTTGCACCGGTAACTTTAGATAGAACATCACTTTTTATTCTATCACGCATTTCTTCAGAAGGAATACCATTGTTAAAATTGATAACTTTAGTACCACTAAATCCGTTTGCAATATCGTTTATAAGATAATCACCTATTTCTTCTTCTAAATAAGCATAAGGTAAAGCACCTGAATAATCTATTGGTGTATAGTAGTGAAACCCTGATACATAAGGTTTTACAATATAAATTTCTACTTCGTTTCCGTTACCAAAACCAAAAGCAGGAATCTTTTTAGGTTCTTCACTTGGCTTTTTCTTTGTCCAATCAGGGAAATAATACCAATTTTCAATTTCGCCTTTATCATTACATTTTTCAGCACGTAAAGTGTGCATAGGAAAGTGTGAAATAGATTTTACCTGTTTCTTTTCCATTACAACCTGCATTGCAGCCATTCCTAATAATTTGCGTTCTAATGCTACCTTTTTTAAACAATCAGGTTTAATTAAAGAAATCATTTGTGCGTACTCATTAGGCTTTTTATTAGCATCTAATGCACCGATACCTTTACCATATATCATATTAGTAATACCGGTAATAATAGCACCATTTGAAGTACTATACAAGTATCTATCTATTAAATACTGAAAGTAATTATTATCGTTTCCGTATTCAATGTAATTAGCTTTTTTATTCTCCTTAATTTCGGGTGAAGTATAAGCCGATAAATTAACAACTGAAATATTATTAGTCATATATTATAAATTCATTAGATGTAGCATTTTGAACATACACACCCTGATTAATTGTATAAGTAGAAATAGATTGATTTGTACACATTACTTTATCTCTATAAACGACATTTGCGCCATCAAAACAAGTTAAAGCATAAGTACGGCCATCTATTAGAAATTCAAACGTTAAATCTTCTTGAAATTGCATCCAATACTTTTCTTTAACAAGTACAGGATTTTCTATTTCGTGTTCTACATTCGCTAATTCATCTTTAAACACCATAGAAGTAATATTACAACTACGCGGCATAAACTTGAAATTTTGTGAGTATGTAGAATCCTTTAAAACTATCATTCTATTTTTTATTAAATAATAAATAAAAGTCGAAATTGTTTTAAAATAAAAAAGGGCAGCTAATGCCACCCTTAATTAAATTGTAATAATTAATTAGTCAGTAATAATTACATTAAATCCAACTTCAGCCAAAGTATCACCCAAGAAATTAGCGGGTACACGTTCCATCCCCTTTAACTCCAATGTGTAGCCTGATAAATCACCCATTGCAGTACCGGTAACAATAGTTCCACCTGTAACATCCATTCCGTGTTCTAATCCACACAAAAAGAAGTTTGAGTTGTTATCTTCTACAATTACTTGTGGACGACCATAAGCAAGTAGTTTAATTTGTTTGTGTGTAACTGCATCTAAACTTTTCAACTGAAGTTTTACGCTTTGGTCAAAAAATGTAGTTCCGTTCTCACGTGATGAAGTTATAGTTTGGTCAAAACTATTAGTTCCTTTTAATTCGTATCTAAATGCATCAGGGTCACCTGTAACAGCATCAATAATATCTGTACCTGTAGTGTAGGTGTATCCTGTCATTTCACCCCAATTCACAAAATAAACGGCCTTCAAGCCGCCTACTGCTGATTTACAGGGTTCTAATCTTCCAAGTGTTAAATCACAAGCCATTTTTATATTTTTTTATAAGTTATTGATAATTAGTTAATTATCTTTTTTTATTTGAAGTAATAATAAAAAAAAGGTGGTGTTTATTCCACCACCCTTTTCTTGTTTATTTGTTATGATTATGCAGCAGGAGTGTACAACACAATTTCACTTCCAATTCCGTAGTTAACAGTAGCAGTAAAACGCATTACCACTCTGACATTCATACTTCCGTCGATTGGGGCTAAATCAATTAATTGAACTTCATTTTGGTCTGAAAGCAAACCTGTTCCAAAGAATAAGTTTGATTTTTGTGCAGCCATTACGTAATCATCAGCCATTCCGTTTGCAACGAAGATTTTTACACCATCGAAAGACAAACTTCCGTTGTTCCACCATTGTGTACCCATATTGTTAGTACCATTAGCACCTAAACCTGAAGCACCAAATCCTCCTAATGCTCTAACATAAGCACGTGCAGCTGATTGTGAAAGGTATAAATACAAATCTTCTTTTCCGTATAATGCAGCAGGAATAGCATCTACAACTTTTCCAAGTTCAGCAATTACGTTAGCAGCAGTAATACCACCTGAAGCAGGTGAAGCAACATCGATAACAGAAGAATCAGCAGTAGCCAATGTTACAAAACCTGCAAACTCACCTGCATTAGAATTAACACCTTTCCAAATGTTTTGTTCAGTTTTTTCAGCAACTTTAGCAGCTACGTGTGAAATCAAATAATCAGCAAATGAAGGAGGCAAAGTATCAAAGGCAGAATAACCCATTGTGATGGCTTCCCAAGTTTGGTGGAAGTCTTTTTTACATAATTGTAAATTCACTTGAAATTCTTCAGGTTGCAAAATTCTTTCAGTTAAAGTAATTGTAGAAGTAGCATCAAAATCACAAGTAGCATCTTTAACAATACCATCTGTAGCAATTCTTTGGATTACTTGTTTGTATTTTACATTAGGCATAACTTCGATTCCACCATTTGCGATAGTAGAACCTGAAAGTAATGCAGCAGAAATATATTTTCCTGCAAATTCACCTGAATAAGTTGGTGAAGTAATTGTAGTAGTTGTAGCCATTTTTTATTTTTAGTTAAAAAGTTTAGACATTACAATGTCTTGTGTAGACATCGCTCGATTAGGTGATATTTTATTTAATTTAACAGTTGAAGTAACTTCAGGTGAATGTGTTAATGGTTGTACATCAACTTCAGCACTTAATTGTACTTCTTCTTTTACTGATTTTAATTCAGCAATTTCAGCACGTAGTTTTTCAATTTCAGAAAAGAACATTTCTTTAGTAATTGATTCAACTACACGTTTAGGAGCAGCAGCTTGTGCTTCAACTTCTACTTCTACTTCAGGAGCTTCAGTTTCAGTTTCAGGCATTTCTTCTTCAGGCATTTCAATAGAAGCAATAACACCTTCTACTTCAACTTTTAAAACCATTCCATCTTCAAGTTTGTATTCTCCTACAGGCAAAGCAATTCTATCTTCACCATTTACAATAAAAACGGCTGCTTCCGGTTCAAACACTTCTGCTTCAATTACCGTAACACCATCTTCAAGTTTCATTTGGGCGAGTTTTACCTCCATTCCCAATAACGTTTTGATTTCGTTAATTACATTCATATTTACTTAATTTAGTTTATTATTTAGCAGAATTAATAGATTCTTTCATTTGGCTTACATTATCCGAAATTTGCCCAATTTTTTGTACGACATCTAAATACTCTTTATAAAATTGTGTTGACTTAACATCAATTCCTAATTCATTAGCCTTTTTCTCGTAATCTTTGTAATAAGCATCAACATTCTTTTGATATACATTAGGAACATTTTGATACTGTGGAAATGCTTTTTTAGCATCTGCATAAGCAGCAGCCGCTTTAGTTAGTTTAGCAGAAGCAACACCTGTATCTTTTAATGCAGAATCTGTTTGTTTAGTTATAACACTAAAATCCATTGCTAATTCTACTTTTTGAGTAGATAATTCAGTTTTTTGAAACGTGTTTAAAATCTTTAGTGCTTCAGGTGTCATAGTAAAATTTTTTATATTAATAATTGTTGTTTTAAATTGTTATAAATTAGTTTGGTGCAGGTTCGTTACCTTGACCTACTAAACTACCTATGCCTTGTTCGTGTAGTTTACCGGTACAGCATTTAGAATCGTATGTACCATTCTTACACAAGCAACCACGTTTACCGCCTTTTGGTGATGTTACTTTTAATTTCTTATTCATTTCTTGAAATTATTTCTTTAATTTTTTCAATCAATTCATCTTCTTTAGCTTTTTGAAAATTCATTTCTACTTTGTCGCTAAAATAACCTTCAATGCTGAAACCTTTAACCTTTTTAGTTTTAACAAACTCCTGCCAAATATCTTCGTTATTTACTTTCATAGAAACCATCCAAGTTCCAATAGGCATTTCTAAACCGTAGTTACGTGATTTGTCTACTTCACTTTCTACTATCCAAGATTCAACTACTGATAAATCTTTTAGCTTTGTACTATGTTCTAAAGTTGCGTTATTTTGAAACCCATTCATTAGGTATAACTCACTTGCTTTTTTAACTGTATCTTTTGAAAAGAAAATATAGTATTCTTCATCACCGCTTCTTCTGTAAATGTTTTTATTAGGTATCAATGCAGCACCCATTAAAATTCTTTTATCAGAATCTACTTCAGCAAGTTTAATTTCTATTTCTTTATTTAATGCTACAAAATTTTCTTCTATTGCAGGATTTTCTACAATTGAAATTGCTTCTACACCGGTAGCTTTGTCATCATCTAATATTAATTCTACTATTCGCATTTTATTTTTATTTTAAAATTAATTTATACTGATTTTGTTTTATTTATCCTAATGTAGCTGAACGGATTATATTGCGGTCTAAGGCCTGAGCTGTGGTCACGTTATTAGCGGTTACATAGGCCATAACGGGTTGTTGTTCTCTATTGCTAATTGCACCTGCTAATTGATTTACTCCTGTAGCGCCTACTACGTTAAATTGTGGAGCAGCTCCACCGCCACCACTATTTGGAGCAGAACCACCACCTGCACCGCCACCACCTAAAGCACTTAATGCTTTTGATGTAGCGAGTACGTTAGCCGCAATTCCAATCCCTGCACTAACTTTATTTAAAGCTAATTTAGTTGTTAAATATGCTGCACCTGCAGGCCCCATTAAAGCAGCAGCAGCAGTATCAGCAGCATTAGCTGCCCCTGTACTTGTAATAATTCTTGCAATACCTGTAGCACTTTCGGCTATTAATAATGCTTTTTGTATTCCTTTATTTTTTTCAAATAATCCTTTTAACAAACCAATACCACCTTCTACAACTGAAAACGATGCTTCTTGAATTGCTTTTTTACCATCGGCAACCGCTTTTTCTTGTGCTAATATTTCTGCATTTGTATTTTTTAAATTTTGGCTCACTTCTTGGCCAATTTCTTGCATCCTCCTTTTATATTCTATTTCTGCATCTACACGTGCTTGTGTTCCTTTTGCTGCTGAATCAATTTTTAATTGTAATCTTTGCCTTTCAGTTTCTTGTTCATCAAGTAATATATCTCTTTCGGCTTTTAATCTTTCTAAATTATTGTCTATCTGTGAAGCAATAAACTTTTTATTTTCTAAAGTTAATTCTGCTGTAGCATCAATTTCACTTTGTTTTAATGCAATTAATTCTTTTGATAAAGAAACTCTATTTGCTTCTTGCTCACTTGTTAAACCTTCAACTTGATTTTTAACTGCTAAAACATTAGTTTCTGCTTGAGTTAAAGCTATTTTATTTGCAGTAGATTTATTAAGGTCATAAGTTGCTTGAGCGGCTTCTTTTTGCTTTTTTGCTAATTCATTCATAGCATTGCCTTGCAATTCTAAAATGCCTTTTAACAAATCGTTAGCTTCAATTCTTTCTTTAATGCTTAACAAATCATTATCTCTAATCTTTCTTTGTTTTTCAGCATCAATACCATATTTTTCAACTAATTTAGATTGTTCTGCTGCTGCAAGTTGTGCTGCTTTTTGTAATTCAGTATTTGCCTTTGAAGCGTTCCAAGTTTCAGTAGCATAATTTTTAATGCCTTCTTTAATATCTTCAATAGCTTGCCCTGCTCTATCTACTGTATTGTTTACACCTGTTAAAGTATCTACATATTCTTTACCTGCTTTTTTTGCTGATTCAATTGCACCTGCAAAATCACGTGCAAATAATTTTTGAAATACCTCACCTAAATATCCCGCTAAATCAATAGTTGATTGGAAGCGTTCCATTAGGTTTTCTTTGATACTTTCACCAAAAGATTTTAAATATTTTTGTGGATTCTCAAAAGCATCTTTAAATAAATTAGATAATTTAGGAAGATTAGTAATTAAAAAATTTACCAAGTCATTAAATGCTTTTGACAAAGCACCTATTGCAGTAGCAAATGTATCAGCTACAGCTTGGTTTTGTGAAAACACATCTTTAAGTATAGCAAACGCTTCAAGAAGCAAACCTATACCCATTGCTTTAATAGATAAACCTACTGCTTTAAAACCTTCGCCAATAGATTTAACACCCTTTTCTGCGTTCTTTGCTGATTTGCTAATATCCTCAGTTTCCTTTTGGACATTTTGCATACCTTTTTTAAGGTCATCTACATTTTTTATAACCTTATCAAAGTTACTTTTTAACTCTAAATCTATTTCGTACTTTTCAGCCATTTTATTTCTCGTTTAAGTTGTGTATATCCTTTTTTAAATGTAGAAGGTAGTTCGTATTTACCTTTAGCAATTTCTATTAATTCGCTTTGTCCGTAATGCTCTGTGCATTGCAGAAGTTCTAATATTTGTTTAAGCATATTGATAAATTGGTATATAAATAAATTCACTTGTTCCGTTCTTAAAACCTTCTAAAATTATATTATCAGTTCTATCTACTGCTGATGTGTTTGCAGGTATAGTAACTTCAAGTGTAATATCAGTATCATTATCAGTTGTTAATGGATAACTTAAAAATCCTGCTGCAAGTTTTACATCAAAATAATCTAAATCACCTTTATAAATTAAGTACTCAACTACTTGTGCAGTATTATCTACTTCTAATTCAGGTATGTTTGTTCTTCTAAAAATATTAGCACCTCCAATTTGTCTAAAATCGTTTAGTAGTTCTAATTCTACTTCACCTGTAGTTAAATCAGTAGTCATTGTGTTAATTATATATCGTTTATTAGAAACAATTAACCTATCATTTAATCGAATAGAAGTTAAAAGTTTAGGTGTAAAATTTCCTTTAACTTTTAATACCCTTGTGCGTTGATTATATAAATTGAAAATTTGATTTGAATAATATCTTTGAAATAATCCATTTGTAACTGTTTGTAAATACCAAGTTGAAATTTCAGCGTTCCAATTTAAAGTATTAATGTAACTTAAATCAGTTCCACCTATTGCAATTTCGTTTGAAAATCTATGGTATTGTGAAAAGTCAGTTGTAGTAGTTCCATCTGTATAATAAGCATCTATAGCAGTACCATCTAACTTAAATTGTTCTATACCATTACTGTACAATAATAACGGCTTTGGTGTATATGCTTGTAAATCTTTATTCCAACAAGTAGCTGTTAAAAATGTAGAATCAGTATATCTTTCAAACATTATATTTTCAAAAGGTAGTTTAACCTCGTAATTAGATGTAAATGCTGAATTAGGATTATCAAACATTAAATCACCATATTCTAAAGGACTATTTTGAGAGCTATATTTGTTATTTAAAATGTTTTCTGATTTTTCATATTTAAAATCTATCTTCTTAAATAAATTTGCTGTTGTTATTTCTATATCATTTGCTTGTATATATTTAGTTACATCTACAACATCACCTATTTGATACCAAGCTTCGATTTGTTGAAATTCAAAAGTATTTTGGTCAATTGGAATAACTACCAAATTAAGTGCTTTTACAATTCCTGATAAAAATGCTTCAACTGTAATATCAGGTATGTATCTTTTAATTTGTAAATCAGATGAAGTTGTATTGCCATAAGAATAAGCAGTTCTATAAAAATAATTAGCACCAATTCCGTAATTACGTTTTAAATTTACAAACGCATCAAAAGTCATTGGTAAATTAGATGTAACTTTATATGTAAACTTATGCGTAACGTATTGACCACCTATAATTGTTTCGTTTATTCTTATTTTGCTAAAATAACCTAAATCAGTGTCGCCTTGCAAATCATTGTAGCTTGTGTAAAGTACTCCATTATCATAAATATCAACACTGTATGTTATAGTAGATGAAGTAGGTTCTATTTTAATCCAAGATTCAAGTCTATCAGCTAATGGGTCTAATTCAAAAGAAATTGTACATTGTTCAAGTGCTAAATCAAATTCGGTAAATCCTGTTGTTTTACTGCTGAAATTAGGACTTAAAGCATCGCCATAAAAATTAAAAGTTTCTGCATTTTTACAATATAAATATAATTTCGTAAATTCAGTATAATTTAAAAAAGTACCACTAAAGGTTAGGCCGTAAGTATCTTCTATAAATTCAAATATTTTTTTTACCTGAATAGCAGGGAATAATTCTCTATAGTCTATAGCACCACTTGTTGTTGTAATATCAGAACTTGTAGAAGTTCCAAATTCATATCTTCTATTACTGCCAATTAATGGAAATGTAATATCATCATATAACGTATATATTCTATTAGTAACATTACCAACATTATATTCAAAATTTAATGTATCGTAGCCATTTAAAGAAATTAATTTATCATCTTTAAATTTATCTTTTAGCTGAACTAAATTCCCTACAAAGTTAATTGTGTATGATTCTATAAATCCGTTCTTTTTATTTGATTTTTGTAGAATAAATTTACCATCACGAAAAGGAATAGTATCTATTTCAATAAATCCGTAATACTTTATTCTATGGTCAAATGCACCATCTACGTTTAATGGATTTTCATCATTATTTTCACCTACTGCTGATTCGTACCAATGCCTGAAAATAGCGTTATTGTGTTTGCTTGCAGGAATAGTAAACGATTGTGAATAGTCGGTAAATAGTTTACCAATATCGTTAAAATTTTGAATAGAAGAAGTTACCGAAATCTTTTCATCTTTAAACAATTCAATACGATTAGCAACACCATCAACATAAATAAATAATTGTACAGTTTGCATTATACTACATCGTTTATTAGGTTATAACTATATTCAAACTCTACTTCATAATTAATCATTTTATCCATTAAACCTGTTTTAATTGGCATAGATTTAGTTTTAATGTTTGCAGGTTTATCATCTAATAAAATAGTTTCAGAAGCCATTAAATCAAACATCAAATCAGAATAGTTTTCATCTACCCAACCGGTATTTAGTTTAACTGATTGTGTACCTACAAAATTAAACTGCTGCGTTTGGTTTCTTAATGGGTTGTAATCCCAATTATCAGGTAGTAATCTAAATTCACTATTTTTTACTTCTACGTTGTTTGTTTGTGCCTTCCAAAAGTTTAAGAACTGCCATCCACCATAACGATTAATAAACGTACAAACTACAGGTGAGTATTTCATTTCACACACAGGTAAAAACGTAACTGTAGGTAAAATAGTTTCTACTAATTCAGATTCTATAATTACATCGTTCCCGAAGTTATGGTTTGTAATTTCTGTATTCTTTGCAGGTATTTTAAACATATAAGTTCCTGCATCAAAAGTATCATCTAAAATAGTAATAGTACTTGAAGATAAATTCCTTCTATTTGTCCATTTAACTTCAGTTAAAGAATCTCCATCGTGTTCAATCAATACGTTAAAGTATGGTAGTTCTGCTTGTGTAGAATCTTCATTATAATACTGAATAATATTAGGGTTTGTTAAATATCTTATTTGCTCAACTATTACTTGGTTTGCGCCACCTAAATAATCAGTAAATCCTTGAACACCTACAAAGTATCTGCTTCTTACTAACTCCCAATCTTTTACTTCTTCTGTATTGTAATACCATTCAGCATACACATAAACCCACATATCATCATTATCTTCTTTCGGGTATAATTCAATATATGCATTAATAGTTTCTATTTGTTCTGCTATGTATGGTGATATATTAAACACTATAGCAGTCTGTGTATCAGAAGCAATATTTTTCTGTAAAGTGTAAGTAGCTGTAGCAGGTTGTGTTTCGTATTTATGCCAAACCCATAGTTTTAACAATGCTCCTGCTTGACCTTCTTCATCTACTTCTATAAAGTATGGTGTACGTGCGTTAATTACTCTCATTTCTTATTATCTTTTAAACTTGTTTTCATTAAATCTTCTACATCTAATGCGAATCCTTTTATTAAATCTTCTGTGATGTATTTCTTGTATCCTGCTTCAAATGGTTTTGTAAAGAATAAACTTGGTCTTATTCCTGTATGCCATAATGATTTTGTAATTATTGCAGCAGTTGTTTTATAAGACATTAATTTACCATTGTCTTTTTTGTTCTTTTGATTCTTGGTTGTAAATTGGAATCTTCTTGCTTGTACCCATTTTAAAATAGAAGCATACATTGAACCGCCTTTTGATTTACCGCTACCAAATCTAAATGGACTATTACCACCTCTTTGTTCGTATGCATCACCATTCTTTTTTGTACCACCTACACCACGTACACCTTTATCTTGAAATAAACCATATTGTGGCATTTCAAAATAAACACCTATTGAATTAGGCATTGCTTTTACTTCGCCCTTTAATTGGTTGTATAAATTGCTTGTAACGTTCTTTCCGCCTTTAGTTAGATTAGTTCTACTTTGTTGTATTACGTAATCTCTAAAGCGTTCTAATGTCTTTTGTGTATTTACTAAATTGTATGCCATTAGCAAATAGTTGTATCGTTTGCTGCTTCTACATTAAATGTAATTGTCCAACCTACTAACTTGTTTTCGAATCTATCGCTAAACGCTTCGTAATTTGCATTGCCGTTTAACTGATAACCTAAGGTGTATAAATCACCTCTACGCATTGATTCTACAAATCGTTTACCTACTTCTAACTGTGTGTTAAATATATCTTGCTCGTTATCGTTATCTAACCACAAATCAGTAGATTCATCAGGTGAAATATCGCAAACATCCATAAGCAATACCGAAACATTAAATAGGTTTGTATTTCCACTTGCTGATTCTGCTACACTATTTACAATAACGTGTGCTAAAGGAAATATAGTACGCTTGTTTAAATCTACATTGAATATATCACCGGTAGAACAATTGTTTACTATACCATCTTGTAGTAGTGAATCTCTTAGTGCTTCAGTAATCTTATAATATGTTTTCATTTCTTCTTAATTGTTGTGCTTCTAATTCGTTTTTTTCTTTTTCAAATGTTAAATATGTTAAACAGGTTGTAAGTCTAAGTTTGGAAACTTCATCAAATCTTCTAACATCTCCTTGAGCAAGGCCATAGTAGGAGCTATACCAACTCCATTTTTTTCCAAACTGTGCTTCTCTGCTAAATCCATCAGCTGTTTGTCCGTCTCCAAATAATTCAGGGTAGACATCAATAATGCGTTGCCTAAATGATAAAAAAAAACCATAGCACCTAAAGCTACATCTAACGGCATTTGTAACATTGCTTCTGCATATTCTGCTGAACCTTTATATTCTTCTATTAGGTATTTTTTGTTTAGCTTGTTTATTACCGGTCTGTATAAAACTGCCATTGCTTTATTCATATTATCCCAATCAGAAATGTACGTTTCTAAATCGGTATATTCTCCTAAGCTAATTTCATCTAAATTAGGAATAAAACCAAACTCTAAACCTTTGTGTTTAAATGTTTGAATTAACGGATAGTTGTTATTGAACATTTCGCCTAACTTATTTGTTATTGCGTTAATATCCTTCAACTTCATTAGTGATATTTCCTTTAATGATACGTTGCAAAATATTTCTATCATCTTATGCTGCAAAAACTCACCTTCAGGATTATCTTTAGCTATACTTGTAAATCTTTGGTATTGTTCTAATGTTATTTCTTTTAAAGATGTAGGTATAGAAATTTCTAACTTCATAAAGTTTTTTATTTAATAATAACTTTTATGTGAAATTGTATTAAACAAAATAGCGAAGCTATTGAAATAAAAAAAGGGTAACATTTCTGCTACCCTAATTCCAACTATTTAACCAACCAATTTTATTTCTTAAAATACTCTATCCAAAAATCCCTAAGTGATTGTGATATTTGTGCGTATGGAATCCATACATCGTTTCCTTCGTTTACCTTTAGTTCTATTCTGCGTTCTAAAGACATCTCAGGCATTTCTTCTACCTTGTAAATACGTTTACATACATTCTTAGAATTAAACGTTATAAGCGCATCGTAAATACCTGTGGCATCTATTGTAGCTTCTGAATCAAAACATTCATCAGCGTATTCTGTGTAGTAACTTATTCTGTATGTTCTCATTTGTCCTTTGTTTATTTAGTTTCAATATAACATCTTGATACATTCCAATCACCTAACAACCATTTCATAGTTTTAGTTCCTTTAATGAAACTTTCTTTAAAAGCAGTTGCGTTTGTAGAGTGTTGTTTATTAATTACTAATTCGCCTGTAAATTTGTTTTCTAATTCTATTACTAAAGTTTCCATTTGTTTTTTTTGTTTGTTGTTATTTCTTGTACAAACATACACCTACTTTTTAAATTATTAACACTCAATGTTAACTTTAACATTTCTTTAACACAGTTTAATTATTAAGTAGCTGATAAATAAGCATTTGCTATTTCATACATTTTCTTCATTAGCTTTATTTCACCAATGTTTCTTGGTAAAGCTATATCTACTTCTACATCTTTAACGTGATGTATGTAGCATTGAATTGTAGCTATGAATTGTCCGTAGGTCATTAATAGACAAAGTAATTACCCTTGTTTTTATTTTCTAATTGGTAAGTAACGCAGTATCGAAGTGGGTCCAATAAATGGTTGTGGGCGTCTTGTGGCGTTTTTGACTTCTTTTCTAACCAACAGTAGTTATTTAGTTCTCGGATTAAATTAATAGATTCAGGTGAAACTATCAAATCGTAATCTTGTAAAATACTAATGCCATACGTTACTGAATCAGGACCTTTAATTGCAGGTACGATATTTAAACCTAATGTTTGTAGTTCGCTAATTAATCTTGGTTCTGCTGAATCAGCAACTATTAAAGCATCGTTTGCGTGCTGCTTGTTTAAACTGTATATCTGTGATGTTGTTAAACCTTTTAAGTAAAACCTTTCATTGATATAAATGCGTTTGTTAGATGTATCTATATTGCATTCTAATAATGTAGATTCATCTGCTGCAAATCCGTAATCCTGACCAAAGATAGATTTACCTATTTGTTTGTATTCGCCTATTGTCCAATTAGTAAATATAACTCCTTCTGCTTTGTCCATCCACCCACCTAATATTTGGTGGTTATACTTTTCCGGTCTACGTTGTTTTATATTCTCTATCTGTGTTATAAATGATTCAGATAGGTTTTCTATGTTATCTAAGTATGTAGTGTGTATGTAAGTAGTATCACCTTTTATTAAATTACTTCCTGCTTGTACACCTTTATCTTCAAAAAACTTTTTATAAATGAAGTGTTCTTTTGTTGCAGGATTTAACACTAATAAAACCCTATTGTGTATGCCTTTTGTTCTTATACTAAAATCAATCTTTTCAAACGTTTCTTCATCTGTTAATTCTTCTGCTTCATCTAATACCCAAGTAGTAACACCTGCTAAAGATTTAAGCGAAGCAGTTTGTGTTCCACTGCTTGTTTTAATGCCTTTAAATAGAATCTTAGAACCTGTTTTTAGATTTACTATTTCATCCTTAGTTATATAAAAATCGTTGCTTAAATCAGCTCTTTCAATCTTATCTATAAACTCAGGAATAATAGAAACGTTTGCAGAAGTTAAAGTGTAACGTGTAAATAATATAACGTGACCGGATTCATAAGTAAGCAATAGTAAAAAGGAATTAAGGGAATATGATTTACCACTTCCCCTTCCGCCTGTAATTACAAAGTATCTACTATCAGAACCAAGTAAATTATATTTCTGATTTATTGCTATTCCCAACTTTGAAGATATCTTTTATATTAAAATCGTTTACGTTGTGTGTAGCTTCTATTATTTCTTTTGGTTTACCGAATATGTGTTCAGCTATAAATAACTGTCCACGTTGTGATTCCATTAAAGTATTTTTAACAAACGCAATCTTTGTTTCTTCTTCAGTTTCTTTATTGTATAATTGCCCTAATGCTTTTAGAAAAATGTTGTTTACTTTTTCTTCTTCTACTTTAGGCGGTCTACCTTTTCCTAATTTATTTCCTTTTTCAAATCCCATAGTTAAAAGTAATGTTTAAATATATTTCAATAAAAATAATCTATTCTTCTTTTTGTTTATAATGCCAATAGTATTCGCATTCTTGTTCACCATTTTTATTTTTTAAATGATTCTGCTAATTCTATTATAGTTTCTTTTATAGTATCTTGATGGAATCCTGCTTGGTGTAATAATCCAAAAAAATTATTAATATGTTCATCAATTCCTAAATCTTCAAATTCAGTTTCTATTGAATAAATGGTTTTATAATGTTCTAATATTAGTTTCATTTTTTTTTATTTAAAAGTGCTTCTTAATACACTATAGTTTATATTTCTTTTATTTTTTTATATAATTTAATTAAATAGTGCAATTTAAAGCACATTAATAGATATATACATTATTGCTAAAGTTAATAATAAACCTACATAAACTTTAAAAGCAGTCTTTGCTAAAAATTTAATTTCTTTTTTGTCTTGTTCTGTTAGTTTCATCTTATTTGTTTTTAAATTAAAGTTCCCACCATCTACCACATATTTGACACTCTTGAGGTCCATATGCTTTATGCATTTTGTGTTTATCTCTTATAATATTATGCACAAACAGACACCATATGTTTCCTAATTGTCTAATGATTCGTTTCATAATCTTATTTGTTTTTTAATTTCACTTAATAAATAAATTATTACACCAAATTGAATAGACATTAACCATAACATTATAAGTATTGCTTCCATATTATTTATTATAAAGTTGTTTTAGTTCTTTTCCTATTTCTATCCATTCAGGATAACCTTGTTTAATATATCCACTTACTACAAATCTTAAATAGTCTTTAGTGTATTTCTTATGTAGTAGTTCTGCTCTTTCTTTATTTGTCATTAACATTAGTAATTATTTTTGTATTTTCTTCTTGGTTTTTAATTGATAGTGCTATTCTTAAATTAGCTATTTCTTGTTTATAGTTTAGAATTATATTATCACTTGCTTTTTTTTCATTTTCAAGTTTATAATTTTGTTTTTCTAATTTATCTTCTTTTATTCTTAATTCTACTATTTCGTTAATTAAGTATTGTAATGTTTTATTTGTCATAGCTTTTCTATTTCTTGTTTAACTTCTTGCCAATATTTATCTTCTATATTATAAGATTCTTCATCGTACATATTAAATGTTATTGCATTCAATATATCATCAACTGCTATTAAAGCGCATTGTTTTGCTCTATCTAAACAATCTTCTTGCCCTAATTTCCATTGAACACTTGGGTAAAATTTATATACTAACTCTTTTGCTTTTTCTTTTGGACTCATAATTTTTCTATTTCGTTTCTTACTTCTAACCAATACGAATTATTTATAACCCGCATACCATCTCTTTCTTCTGTTTCAGATAATAGTTCTTCTACTGCAATTAAAGCGCATTGTTTAGAACATTCTAAAGATTTGCTTATAATAAAAATATCGGTTGTAAAATTATAAAACTTGTGTACTAATTCTTTTGCTTTTTCTTGTGGTGTCATTCTTTATCTTCATCTATTAGTTTAACTTCTATTTCTTTTATACAACTTTCACACATTATTTCATCTTTGTTTTCGCCTGTTGAAATTATTACATTGCATTTATTACATAGTGTAGCGTAGTTACCGTTATGTATTGGTTTGTATCCTGCTTTTAGTCGCATTAATATTTGCGCACGTTCTTTTGCTTCTTGCTCGTATGCGTGAGCGTTACACGGTTGTTTCATAATTTTCTTTGTAATAGTCTATTGATGTTTTACTATGTGCATCGTACATTCCTGATATGTATGCATCTTTTATTTGTTGCTTTTCTATTTCTTTAGCTTGTTGAATTACTATTTGTTGTTCTTCAAAATTTGCTATAGTTAATTGTTTTAATAACCATTCTACTGCTAATTGTTTCATAATTTTCTTTTACTATTTATATCTACTAATTGATTTAATCTAAACAAAAACAATTCGTGGTGTTCTGTGCCTTCAAATCTATGAAAAAGTAATTTAATATTTTGTATTGTTTCGTGTTCATCTCGTAGTAATTGTTTCTTTAATCTTTCATTCTCTATTTGCAAATCTATTAATTCGCCTTGTAAGCGGTTAATTTGTTTGCGTAGTAAATCTATATCAGTTGAATCTATTTCTTTATCAAACATCTTTAAAATGCGTTCCTTATACTTGTTTAGTGTTGGGTTATATCTTACAAGCATATCCCATTGATTCAAACCATAGATAACTGTAGCGTGATTCTTTTTAACTGAATTACCTATTTGTTTTAAAGTTGTTTTAGGTGCTATTTCTTTTATTAGTGTGTAGTATAAACTACGTGCTTCTACTTGCTCACGTGTACGTGTAGTATCATCTACGTTTATGTTAGTTTGTTGTAATACTAATTCTTTTATTTTTTCGTTAATTTCCATTTTAATTTTTTTGTTTTTATTGGTTCTTTTCTTGCTAAATCATATAAGATATGAAATCTAATTACTTCTACTGCTAAATGCACACCCTGACATACTTCAAATAGTTCTAAATCTTCGTAATGCTTTATAACCTCACGTAGTTCTTCTAAACTCATTCCCTGTTCATATTCGTACAAAGCAAGGTGATAATGTTCAGCAGTAATTTCTTTCATTAATCCTTTTTAAATGTTCCATTTTCCATTTTACCTGTGCGTTTAGAAATAACATCGTAAGCAGAAGCAATACAATCTTCAAGTATTAAACCTTCTAAATGTGCAATATTAGTTAATACTACAATGCAATCACCAATAGCATCTATTATTTCATCTCTATCGTTGTGAAGTAATGCTTTTGCTAATTCGCCTGCTTCTTCTTGTAGTTTTAAAAATTGTGTTCTTGAATCTGAATTATTATAAATTCCTTTGTTAAATGCCCAAACTCTAATCTTATTAAAAATTTCTATTGTCATAATTATTTATTTATAAAATTCCACGTAATACATACTGATTCAAATCTACATCGCTATCTGAGCCAAAAAAGTATTTATAATTACTAATACCTTGTTCTAACTTTTCTTTGCCTCTTTGGTAAAATTCATCTGAACATTCAAAGATACCAATATCTAAACTACCTTTGTCAATACACACAAAAACAAATTCATCTACACCAAACATTTCACGGTATAAATAAGCCTGTAAATCGTAGCTATATTTATCTGCTGAATAACGAAATTCATTTAATCCGGTAGTAGTTTTTAAATCTACTATCATATTTTCACGTAATATATCTGCTTTTGCTCTAAATGGTAATCCGTCTATCATTGCTATTTCAGGTACTTCAAATCCTGCTTTACTCATATAGTGTACTGCTTCATCATTCTTTAAAATTGCATCAGCTAAACGTTCAGCATCACGCATTTCTGAAGATGTGTAAACTTCTTTACCTTCTGCCTTTGCTTCTTTGTATGCTTTTGCTGCTTTTGTTGCTGCATCTACAATTACAAACGTATCTATTTTTTCGGGTTCTAATATCAATGTATGGAATAGTTTACCATCACGTAATGGCTGCGTTTCTGCTTGGCCATACTTTGTAACGTACTTGTATGTTTTAGGCGATTTAAGCACCATTTTCAATGTAGAAGATGATAATGCTTGTTTACCTAAATAACCATAGTAAAAGTCATCACTGTACATATTATCTAAAATTTCTTTTTTATCCCAAATCTTGTTATCTAATGTTTTAATTTCCATATTATCTAATGTTTAATTGGTTTAAATTCTCCATTGTTTCATCGTAGTTCAACACCTGTTTAATTTCTTCAAAGTAGGCATATTCTGTTTGCCATAAAGATTCTAAAGAAGTTATAACTTTAATTAGCTTGTTATAACTCCAAGTGTCATTTGTTGTACTTGCTAAATCAGTTAGCAGTTGTAGTTCTTGTAAAATTTCTGTCTTAGTCATTTTTTTGTTCTTTTAGTTTGTTTAGTAATTCTTTTGCTTCTTGTTTTAATCTATATTCTATTTCAAATATAGTTTCTCTTTTTGGTAAAGGATTTTTTGAGTATGCCATTTATCTTTGTTTTAAAATTTATTCATTATTTGATTAGTAAAAAATGGTTTTATTGAAAAAACAATACAATCATTACCTAAATCTTTACCTACAAAAGCACTTTTAGGCAACCAATGTAATTTACCATACAACTGTATTAATATTGCTTTTTCAGTTTCTTTTTCAACATCTAAAAAATAACCATTATTAGTCATTATAGAACCTAAATTTCCATTTTCGTAAGTGTAATGTTCTTTTTGTAAATCGATAGTTTTCATAATTTGTCTGTTTTAAATTGTTATTTGTTTTTAAATTATAAGCAAATATAAACAAGTTATTAATACAAAATACATTTTAGTAAAACTTTAACATTTAAAAAAAAGGTAGCTAATTGCTACCCTTTACTTGTTCTCTACAAACTGCATATCGTTGTTCTGTATCAGGATATTCAGTTTTCATTTTTTCATCAATCATACATCTTTGTACGAAATCAGTTTTCTTTTCATTTGGTTTAGGTTTTGGTAGTGGCATTGCTTCTTAATTTATGTTGTACATCTCTAATTTTATCATTTAACTTTTCATCATTACCTCCTTTTAAATATAGTTGCTCTCGTTTCTTAATTAATTGTGTCAATTTAAACTCTAATTCTAATGTTTCAAATACTATTTGTTCAGTTCTATCCATTTTGCTTGTTCTTTTCTTACGTGTGTTAATTCTCTTTCTAAATAATCTATAGCCTTTTCTAAATCTTTTATTTGGTTATCTTTCTTTCTTGCACGTGCTACATATTTAATCACGTTTCCTTCATTAAAATTCAAATCATAATCTTTTACAAAATCTATTACATCGTAGCTTTTGTTATTGTCGTAGTGTTGTGGTTTCATTTCTTAAATCTTTTTGAGTGTTGTGTGTAAAGTTCCATAATCTTTTTGTCTGCTTCGTATTGGCTAAATTCTTTTCTTACGTTATTTTCTTCTAAATAAATTACCCTGTGTAAATCGTTTAAACTGTATTTACTAATCCAATACTTATTACTACCGGTAGGCACAATTACATAAGCTAAATTATTTTGGTGGCAAATTCGCATATCATTTAATTCTTGGTGTGCAGGGTAGTATTTAACTTCTTTTTTTTTAGCCATCTATTCGTAAAAATTCTGCCTGTGCATATTCAGCAAACCATTCTTTATTTTCTTTGTATTTATCAATTACTGCATTTATCATTACAAGTTCATCTATAGTAGAAGTTTGCAATTTGCTTATAATATCATCTATTGCATTTAAAATGTTTGTAGTCATTTCTGCATCAGTTTTATAAATAGTTGCGTATTCTGTACGTACAATTTCTTCTAAATCCTTGTTTAAAGAATTAATTTTATGTTTAATCTGCTGCTTGTATTGCTTTGTGAAGAATAAATTTTCATTTGATTCAAGTAATAACTGCGATAATAAAACTGATTTTAAATATTCTAATTGTATTGGGTTTTCTTTCATAATTGTTCTGCTAATTTAATTTGTAAATATGTTACTTCTTTTGCTATTCTATTTGTGTTTGTAAATTGTGTAGTTGCAGGGTTCAGATAGTTAATTTCCCATATTGGGAATATTTTTAAAAGGTTAAACGAAAATATACCTTGCGGTGTTGAATTAATATACAAAGGAATATCTAAATGCTTTTCACATTCTTGTATCATTGCATCGTACTTTTTCTTTTCAAGTAGTAAAGTATCGTAATGTGCTTTTCTACATTTTAGTTCTAACCTAAATTTAGTATCAGGTGAGTAACAATCCCACCTTGACATTTGATTTTTAGATTTAACTAAATCAGGAAATTTATTTTCCTTTAACCAATTAAATAAATCTTCTTCTTTCCAATTAAGCATCTAACTCATATTCGTTATATACTTTTTTAATTTCAGATATTCTATCCCGCCAACAAGAACCACAATTTGAATTTTCTAATTTCTTATTAAAAATTCTAAAATAAATATCAATTAACTTGTACTGCTGATTCACTGTTAATTGGTCTTTAACCACAATAAAGAAATTAGTTAAATAGTTGTAATCTTCTTCGTTTAAACAATTTGGTTTATGGTATGGAAATAATTTGTTTAGTATTTCTTTTCTTTTATCGCATCCACAATCAGCACCGGTAGCTTTGCTAAACTTTTCTACTACTGTTTTAATTCCTGTTGCTTCTGTGATTTGTTCTATTGTATCACCTAAACCTGCTGCTTTTTTTCTACGTGCCATAATTTTTAGTTTTAGTATATTCCGTTATAATCGTTATTAATGTAATCCTGATAATCTTTATTAAATTTAGTGTTTAAAATTTCTTTATAATTTTTGATTGAATTAAAAATTGATATTAAACTTATGTTTGTTTCTTTAGCTATATCACGCATAGACATATCAGAATCCCTATAAAGTTTAAATAACTTTTCATCGTACCAATGCCAATTTTTTATTTCTTCATCAATTAGCAAACAAATATCATTGTAAGCATTGTGTTCATCTAAATTAGAATCATCAAATAAAGTAAATTGTTCATCTATTGATACTTTATTTACTTTCATTTTTTTGTTATAGTACTGAAAGAATAAACTTTTTAAAGTGAAAAACACGTAGCCCTTTCTAACATTGCCTGAAGCATCTATAATCTTTGTAGCATCAGCATACTTGTACAAAGCTATGTACGTTTCTTGTACAATATCTTCTGCGTAGTCATATTCACCAAACGAATTAATAATTTTAATCCATTCATCGTGATGTGCTGCTACTTGGTTGAGCCATTTGTTATCCATACAAAAGAAAATGAAATTACGAATAAAAGCACTTGTATTGTGTGTTCAGTTTCATCTTCATAAACATCATCGTTGTATAATGCACCAACCATTACACCTTTAATTGGAGTTATAATAATTTCGCAGTCTACAAACTGAAATACTATTAAACAAATTAAGCAAAAGCAAACAAGAAATAAAATCATATTAAAACATTTTAGCGGTTATACGTGCTTCTTTTCGTTCACGTTCTATTGGTTTAATTCTAAAATTTACTGTTATGTCTGTTAGTGTTTCATCTTTATCTTGCAATCCATTCATTAAATCTTCAAGCGCAATATAATCAAATTTAGATTCCAATGCACATAATCGTTCAATTAAACCTAAACTCGTTTGTATGCTTCTAAAATAGTGCAGTAATTCGTTGTTATCACACCAATGTAATTCCATACGTGCAGCATCGTTTTGTAGTTCCTGAATCTTATTTTTTAGTGTTATCATCTTAAAATACCCCTTTTAATACATCGTATAAATTACCTTCTACTTGTGGTAAACCTGCTTTGTTTACTTTAAAGCTAAAACTTTCAAAACTTGTATTTCTACTTCTTTTACACGATACGGTTACTAATTCTTTATTGACTGTGTTTAGTTCTAATTGAATCTGTGTTTCTGCTTTTTTTTCTAATGCTGAACCTAAATGCCCTGTAGGTTTATCAGTTCCAAAATTTGAGTGAATAACAGTTACTATATGGCAATGTAATTCTTTTGTCCATTTCATTAACTTTTGAACTACTAAATTAGATTCTTCAATATTGTTTACATCTGAACATAAATCTGCAATACCATCTATAATTACTAAACCTATTTCTTTGCCTTCTAATTTATCATATAGGCAAAACTCTATAAAATCAATTCTATCTTTTGCGCTTAATTGCCTTAATGCGTAAGTGTGATAGTTTTCTATTTTATTTCCACTCATTTCCATAGGTCTTTTAAAAACTAAAGAAGCGTGGAAGTTCCCTTGCTCAGTATCAAAATGAATTAAATGTTTACCATTCCTATTGCCTTTTAAATCACCCGATATACCATTTATTTCATCATTTAAATATACTGCTGAAAGTAAACTAATAAAAAATGTTTTTTTGCTTTTAGGTGGTGCTTGTACAAAGCTAAAGTTTCCATAAGTTCCTACCGGTATAGGATATTCAATTACACCATCTTTTGTTTCAAATTGTTTAGTTCCAAATGAAATAGCAGGTAACGGATATTCTATTTTTTCTAAAGGGTTTATGTAACATTCTTCTTCATACAACTGCATTATTAATCTATGTGAATCTTTGTCTATTGTCATTTGTCTTTTGTAAAAAAAGGGTAGCTTTTACACTACCCTGTTAAATCTAAAATGGTAAATCATTATCATCGTTTTGGCTTGCGTTAAATTGTTCAGCCATATCGCCGTTTAATCTTCCTGCAGGTTTAGCTTCTTGCTTTGTAGCAGTTGTTACTTTACCATCTGTCCAAACTACTTTACCATTTCCAAGGTAGTTTTTAGCTTTTTTAGCTTCACGTTCTTCTTGCGTTTGTGAATCAGTTAAAGATACGTTTTGACCCCATTGGTTTGTTTCATCACTAATTGAAATTGTGAAGTTATAAAAAACTGCACCATCTTTTCCAATTACAAATTTTTCTTTTGGTAGTTTGTCTACTCTAATACTTGCGTTTACTAATGTACTCATATTTACTTAATTTTTAAAAGTTCTTCTTTTACTGATTTTGCTAATTTATATTTATTTTCTATCGTTGCAATATTACCACCTTTTTTTAAATATTCAATAGCCTGATTAAATTCAGGTGTATTTTTGTTTAACCATTTTTCTTCTGTTGCAGGTTTGCTTTCTTTACCGTGTGAATTAGTAGCATCAGCATCTTGTGTATCATCAATTAATAATAGGTTACCTAACGCATACTTTTTACCATAACTTGAAGCAGAACCAAATGCTTGTGGTGTTTGCATTCCTTTTTGTTGTAAATCTACACCCACAATTGCAGTAGCTTCTATTTCGTTAATTTCGTTGTTATCGTGAATAGTAGCAGTAGAAACAATAATTGGTGTAGTTTCAAATATTACATTTACTTCTTCACGAATCGTAAAATAAACACCGTACTTTTCGTTAAATGGTTTTAAACCTTCTAATATATCTTCAGCACTTCTAAAGTTATATTTACCAAAGCTATTAAATCTACTTTTATTCGACTTAAATTCTACCTGTATTTTAGATAGTTTTTCTGCTAAACTTAATTCTGTTTTAGGCATTGTTTTCTTGTTTTAAATTATAAATCTGTTGTTTAATTATTCTTTTGTAATCTGTTGGGCAATCATCTGCTGCTAATTCGAAGCAGTAAGTTTCTAACTGTGATAATAAACTATTCAACTTGCAAACATTATTTTGTAATGCCTCAATTTGGAATCTTTGGTAGTCGATTAAATCTTTCATTAGCTTCTAAAAATTAATTGTAAAATAAAATACATTGCGCATACAAAGCAGAATGTGTATTGGTACTCACGTTTTTGGAAAAAATCCTTAATAAATTGTTTCATTGTCTTTGTTTTTAATTGTTATTGTTTCTTTAGGGTTAATTTGTAAATTGGAAGTTTATACTTGTTTGTAAGTTTATTAACAGTATTTGCTCTACTATTGTAAAACTCAATTTCTGATTCTAATCTTTTTACAAGTTTCTCAATTTCTTTTTCTGATTTGCAGCAGTCAATCATATTCCAATTAACTGTTTGTTCTTCTGTTGTTTCAATAAATGATAGTGACATAATTTGTTATTTGTTATTGTTTGATGAAGCAAATGTATATTAAAAAAGTATATACTAATTTTTTTTAACAAAACTTTAACAGGTAGCAAAAAAAAAGGGTAGCTGACACTACCCAATTTTTAAAGAAATAACAAAGAACAGACAAATTTAATCCAAGTACAGAATTATATTTTATTTTTATAGTATTCTATTTTTTCGAGCAAATCTACATCAGCAAATTTAACTGTTTTCTGCGATAGCGCATATAGTTCTTCAGGAAAGTTATTACCATATTTTGAACAAAGGTATTTAGTGTATAAGTAAATTTCACCTGCACGAAATACATTACACCCCGAACATTGAACATTACAATTCCGTTCATCCCAACGTGTGTTATAATGCCTTCTACTTGCCCAATGCCCATTTTGAAGTTTACTCCAATGGTCTTTTTTACCACAGGTTACACATTGTGCTACTTCATTTATTGCATCTTTTTTTCTAATATAAATACTAAAAACTTGGTCTAACTTTTTAACCAATGCGCTCCTACTTATTTTTTTAGACATATATGAATCTTTGTAATTTGCTTTTTCTGCTAATTCTTGTTATTTCTGTATTATGTCTTATATTAACTGCAATACAACCATTTAATAAACTATCATAAAATATACCTGTATAAGTATCTAAACATAATTTTGAAAAATCAGGCGGTGTACATTTTGGTTTTATTCCTTTTTGTCTATTACTTATATTTTTTCTTTGCTCATCAGATAATTTTCTGCCTATTGATAATTTATGTCCTTTTTGAAAACTACCTTTATTTGCTTTAACTAAGCCTTTAGTTCCTGAACACCAATTAGAAAAACCAACTGTACCTTCACCTCCATCAGTTAAATTAGATAAACAACCGGTTTTATTATATATTTTACCATATATGCTTATTAAAAATATTTCTAATTCAATAGCATCCTCATAGGAAATATTATTAGCTATTATTTCAATATCATAATTAGTTTTACTAACTATTTTATTCCAAATATTATTTCTATATTTTCCAATTGCATAAGGTCTTTTTAAATCTTTAGATATACCAACATAAAAAATTTTATTGGTGTCTAACCTTCTGTGTCTATAAACATTTGCCATAACATATCGTATATTGCATTTTAAAGCGTTTTAAACAACTTTCTTTGTGTTTTGATATACTTGTATACCTGTCATAAAAACAATGCGTTAAAACGGCTTATTTATTTTATTTTTAATTTTAATAATATATATAATATAACACTAAATATAGTTAAATATATAACTAAAAAATATAATAATATATATAATATAATATAAATATATAAAATAAGCGAAAAAGGAATTTTTATCTTCCTTGACCTGCATATTGCTTTTTGTAGTTTTTAGAAGTTTTTAATTTAGAAGTTTTACTTTTAGCGTGGATATTTGGTCTATTAATATCACGTTCAACTTTTACAATAACCGCAGTTTGTTTTGCCATCTGTATGCAGAATAAATTATAATTAGAATTAATAAAATCCACCAATAGTTTAAAATAGATTCTTTTCTGTCTATATTTTTAACTTTAGTGTTTTGTTTAGTAGAACTTTTAGCTTCAGTATGCTTTATAACGTGTTTTAAATCGATTTGAGCAACTTTATTAGTATTTTGATATGTAGTATTATCTTTACGTTTTTTAATGCGTAATTTCACGTTAAAATACGTTTTACCATTTACTTTAATTTCTTTGGTAGAATCTAACGGAATTATACAAATTTCAGTTTCTTCAGTATCAATATTAATATTAGTAGAATCATCTGTAGTTTTAATAGATTTACTACTATCAATTTGAGTTGTAGTTACACTTGAATCTTTTTTAATTTCTGTAGTGTTTACTTGTACCTTTCTTGAACCACAAGATAGTAATACTAAACTAACTAAAATATATAAATGCTTCTTCATTTCTTCTTAATGTTAATCCACGTACTACTCTACCACCTGCTTTATTCCAACGTAAAAATTGGTCTTTT